TTGTTTTGTTTCTTCCCGACAGTTTCCTGAAACTCAATCCGCAGTGAAGGTTCTGACATCATCCATCGATTTATCATCATGACCGGATAACCGACGACTTCGGCTGCTTTGCTTCGGCTCTCACCGCTTGCGATGAGCTCCGCCCACTTGATTACGGTCGCGGTCTTTTCATCGAGCGAAATGTACGGGTCCATTTTCTTGACTGGCCTGTCTGGTGTTTCTTCCCTGATCCATCGATGCAATGTCTTTTCCGACATATCCATAATCTCAGCTGTGCGTCTTATGTTGTGACCAGCAGCTCTCAGATCTTTGATTCGCACCATGAGGAGTTTCCGCTCCTCAATGTTTGTATTCTTACCCACTTTGATTCTCCCCTTCAAAGTAAAAGACCAGGCACACCGTTCGGATGATGTGCCTGGGTCGTCAGCGAGTCGTTGGCAACCGGGAGATGGTTACTCGCTGGCGTCTTCACCGAAGGGGTCTTCGATGTCATCGGTCTTGATGGTTGGCTGTGCGATCTTGGTCAGCTTCTTCTTGGCACTGACTGGAGAAACGGACACGATGGCGTTCGTTTGATAACCACGTGTGTTGAGCTTCGAGTCGACAGTGACCATCCACTCCTTAGCCAGGAGCGAGTCGATGTCAAGGTTATGAAACTCCGCCTGTGTCAAGCGGCGTCCGAGCATGCCATCGAGCAGGATAGTGAGTGCTGCCTTATCGGAACCATAGCCTTGGCGCGTAAACTTTACGAAGCGAAACGCATTGCTGTTGCTATCGCCATACTCAGTGGTCTCGAAGGTGAATCGGAAGTTTGGAAGCAAAACGTTCGGATCATCGTACGATGGTCGGTCAATGCTCTCGACGGTCGCGAGACGGCAGACATAAGAGCCTGCGACAGCTGCTTCGAACTGTGATGCGCCATCGTTGAACGTGGCGTTTGAAAAGAAACCCATAACTTTATTTCTCCTTTGGTCATATGACCACTCTGTGACAGTGCTGGATCAGTGACCAATCCAAAGGTTATTCCACCAGCACCGTCAAGTTGACATTACCAAACATCAAACACCTTGTCAAACATTTCGTCGATGCTGTTCCGTGGCCCAGCGTTAGCGCCCGGGCCGCAGGAACAGTTTCGACTTATACCCCTAAGCCAGCACGCGTCTAAACATGCTGGCAGGGGGGTTTCCAAAGGGGGGATTTCCCTGACCTGTTCCCGTTTTATAATACTTAAGGGCGGAACAGGTCGGGAACAGGTCGCGGGAACAGGTCAAACGCCTATAAAAGACCAGTCGGACGGTAGAGTTTTGCGTTCCTGGGACCCTTGTCAAATGCCACTATTCGACTCGCTTCGAGGTCCGCGAGTGTAGCTGCTACGACTGATTTTCGACCGCCACACAACTCCGCCAGACGTGCCTGTGAGATGCCTGGTGAGTCACTGATGAGCTCAATGAGCTTTGAGCGGATCTCTTGCGTTATGACCTCACTCCTGGCGCCAGCGTCAAGCGTTCGCACCTGTGTGAGACCATCCTGGTCGCGGATCTCGAAGGTCACATCGATGGCGTCCTCATCACTGATCAGACGGCCCTTCGTGACGAACATCCTGTAGAGTCCGTTCGCCTGCTTCTCTACCGAATAGGCCATGTCAGCAGCTGCAACAATCTCAGCAGCGCCGCGCATACCTTCGTGCTTGACCGTGCTGTCAGTGCCACCCTTGCGATTGTGGTGAGCGATCAGGACAGTGATTCCGTTGTCCAGGAGTTTCTTGAACGCATCGTAGAGTTTCCGCATCTGCGAGTTATCATTCTCATCCATGCCATGGATGCGGACCAGTGAGTCGATGAGCACCAGTCCAATGCCCTGCGACTGACAGTGCTTGACAATCCTCTCGACATCAAGCGGTTGGTCGAACCTGATGCCGACTCTGTTGAGGTAGCCCATTCCCTCAGCCGAGCGCATTCCGAGCTTCCTGAGCCGTTCTAGGACCTTCTGGACGCCCATCTCCTCATCGAGGTATAGAACCTTCGTCTGTGGAATCTCAAACTCATTGAGCCACTTGCCACCAAAGCAACATGCGCGGATAAGATCGCACATCACCCACGTTTTGCCACTGCCTGGCGGTGATGACAGGTAGTGCAGTCCGCCAGTCGAGAGAACATTCGGAATCAGCCAGGACTGTTTACCGAGTTTTTCCTCCTCTGTTTCCATTCTGGTCCAGTCCCAGACCTCCCAGGGAGCGAGAGTCTGACCGCCCGGCAGGTCATCGGGCACGGTGCCTGCTGCCCATTGTGACCAGAATCGACCGACTGTCTCGAGGATGACTTCGCGGTCCAGTGGCGGATCACAATATGTGTCACTCCACCAGACCGCTTGAAGCTGCGCGACGTCGATGGTGTAGCGCTTTGCGCGGAGGAATCCGAGCAGTGTGACCAATGCGTTATTACGGCCACCGAAGGCGCCACCCGATGCGGGGTGAGGTTGCCACAGTTTGTCCCAGTGGTGTTCACCATGAGCGATGATGCGGGCATGCGTGGCCATGTCTCCGGCCACCATGGCGCGGAGATCGTCTAATGAAAGTTCGTCCATTTTAGTCCTAGTCCGAGAATGACTGCGTGTCCAGCGCAGTGGTTACGAGTTTACGGCACTCTTCGGCATGTGCGACCATGCCCATACCTCGCATCTGCTCAATGCCAATGATGGTGTGATTGAAACAGTACAGCAAATAGTCGCCGTGCTTGTACTTGCCCAGATTCCAATTGCCCCGCTCACGCTTTGGAAGGTCCCCCGCTTTGGCGGCAATCAAAAGGCGTGACCACTCATCGCCCCATGGATGAGTGGATGTCGTCTCCTCGACGATTCTGGAGGCTTCTGGAGGATACTTCGCGAGTTCCACCAATCGAGGTAGTTCGCGATTCTTCCAATTTAGAGATCCAGGAACTCGTAAGATTCTTGACGGGTTCTTGCACTTGACGTCAGCGGCACTCGAGAGTGTGAGCATCCATCTCTCGAGCAGTTGTATAAACTCTCGCTGTTCTGTTGGCTTAGTCCCAATGCCAACCATCTTGAGTCGACGGTAGCAGTGGAGACCTCGCCCCGAGCGTACCGCGACTGTAACCTTAGCAAGTGTTGCAGTCTGATCCAGACCATCAAGGTCATCAATGTCGCACCAAATAGTAGCAGCAGTATGGACATCATTGTCCCGTCCTCCTTTTCGCCAGCGTGGAAGCACACCGACGTACACATCATCTCCAGCGTCACTCCACTGGATACACGCTTCGCCGATGCCGTTCCAGTCTTCTTCCGTCCTTGGAAGTTCCCAGAAACGCATCTGCACCTTGCCCTGATTCATCGTTCGAATCTCGACGAAGCCGTCAGAGTACGGCTCGAACAGCCATGACAAAAATGTCACGGCCTGTGAAACACGATTCATAGTTACCCCTTACAATCCTGTATGTCCAAACAGGTTCCGACACATTACCGCACTCGCAACGTTCAACCGATTGAGATCATCGAGATGTATGGTCTCGACTTCAAGCGTGGCAATGCTCTCAAATACCTCCTCCGCGCAGGTTCTAAACCTGGCGAAGATAAGACCGACGATTTACTGAAGGCTGTCTGGTATCTGATCTGTGAGATGCACAGCATCGAGCTCGCCGATGAAATCAATCAACAGCTCTTACTTGATGCCACTGGCGATGCCTAGATATCGACACGTCGCCTCGACTGCTTCGTCCCAGGAATAGGCGACAAACCACAGGTAAGCATCACCAACAGACTCGCGGAATGCGATCTGTCCTGGCGTCAGTTTGTTTTTGCCTGACTTCATCTCAATCCACATTCCGCAGTGCTGTCCCATCTGCACAGGGATGAAGATATCCCAGACGCCAGCCTTGAGTCCTTCGGACTTCATGCGGCCACCTGTGGCCTTGCTTCGATAGCCGCCATTCGGCACAGCGAAGATTGTGCCCAGGCGCTGGTCACTCCCCGCCATGACTCGGCACCAGTTGAAATATGCGATCTGCTGTTCTGACTCTGTCATAACTCCATCCTCTCAAAAATCTCCGCCAGGACATCAGCCCCAGCGGCCACACGAAGTTTGTCAATGGCGCGCACCTGTATCTGCCTGATGCGCTCGCGGCTGTAGCCGATCAGGATTCCGACGTCCTCGAGTGAGCGACCATCCGACAGACCATCGAAGCCGAAGCGAAGGCGAAGACATGCAATCTCTCGATCTGTGAGGACCTCCATGACCGTGCGCAGCTGCGCGTAGAGAATCTCTTTGTCCAGGTGTTCACCGACTGGAGGTTCTCCTGA